ATAACAACTAAATATAGTTTAGATTAGGAGATAATATGAGTGAAGTGAAGTTATTAAGATTGAGTACAGGTGAAGACATAATTGCCAAAGTAGGAGAAAACGACCAAGGTGTAAGTTTAAACAAACCGTTTGTAATTATACCACAACAAAAAGGTCCAGGTCAACCCATTCAATTAATGATGTCATTGTATAATGCGTTTGGAAAAAGCGATACAGTTACGGTTGCAAAAGATAAGATTGTCTTTATGACAGAACCGAAAGATGATATCAAATCAAATTACGAAGCAAACACAAGTAAGATAATTACTAAACCATCAGGACTTATAACAGAAACTAATTTGCCAGGGTAACACCAATGGTAAAAGTTAATTTTGTTAGAGAGAGTGGTGAAACACTATCAACAGAGGTACCTGTTGGTTACACCATCATGGAGGCAGCTAAACAACTGGATTTACCAGAGATACCTGCTGATTGTGGTGGTTGTTGTGCATGTGCGACTTGCCATATCTATGTAGATATGTTACAATGGCCACAGTTAAAGATAGAAGAGAACTCTTTAGAACAAGAGTTGTTGGAATATGAAAAAGGTTATACAGACAAGTCAAGATTGGCATGTCAGATACAACTAAATGATGAATTAAATAATGTAACGGTGAAATTGAGAAAAGATGAACTTCTATAAAAATGTAATTGAACACAAAGGTAAACTTCTTATTCGTGGTGTCTTAAACGGCAAAGAGTATAAAGAAAAGATTGATTTCGGTCCTACTTTATATTGTCTGACACAAGAGCATTCAGTTTATAAAACACTACAAGGCCAGTTTCTAAAACCTATTGAGTTTACTAATATAAGTGCAGCTCGTAGATTTCGTAAAGAAGTTGCCACACAAAATTCGCCAGTATATGGCCTAGAAAGATATCACTATCAATATATCGGTCAAGAATATCCAACCGAGATTGAGTGGGATAAAGAAAATATTAAAATCTTTACCCTTGATATCGAAACAACTTGTGAAGGAGGTTTTCCAGATGTCGAAGACCCACAAGAACAGTTGTTATGTATCACAGTAAAGAATCAATCTAATAAACAAATCATTACATGGGGTGTTGGTAAGTTTGTAACTGACCGACCAGATGTAACTTATGTCGAATGTAAAGACGAAAAACAATTGATGTTTGAGTTTATGAAATTCTGGATTAAAAATTATCCAGATGTTATCACAGGCTGGAACACCAAGTTTTTTGACTTACCATATTTGATGAATAGAATTAAACTGATTGCAGGTGATAAAGTTGCAAACAGAATGTCGCCTTGGAATTTAATCAATAGAGGTGAAGTTGTTACACATGGTAAAGTACAAACTGTTTACAATCTATATGGTATTTCTATGTTAGATTACCTTGACTTGTATAAGTGGTTTATTCCTACAAGACAAGAGAGTTATAGACTAGACTTTATTGGTGAACTAGAACTTGGTCGTGGTAAAGATGACGCAGGTTATGATACATTTAAAGATTGGTATACAAAAGACTTTCAATCATTTGTTGATTACAATATTCAAGATGTTGAAATCGTTGACGCCTTAGAAGATAAACTAGGTCTTATTGACCTGTCACTTACTGTTGCATATGATTCAAAGGTAAACTATGATGATATATTCTCACAAGTTAGAGTGTGGGATACCTTGATTGCAAATCATCTTATGCAAAAGAATATATGTGTACCACCAAGAGAAGAGAATAGTAAAGAAACAAAATACGAAGGCGCTTATGTAAAAGAACCAATCATTGGTGGCCATGACTGGATTGTTTCGTTTGATATTAACTCTCTATATCCACATATTATTATTCAATACAATATTTCGCCTGAAAAGATACTTGGTGAATCATCTCATGGTGTCAATGTTAATAAAATGATTGACATGAAAGTACCACTTAACTATCTTAAAACAGAGGGTGCATGTTTAACACCAAACGGCGCCAAGTTTAAGAATGATAGTCAAGGTTTTCTTCCTGAAATGATGGAGAAAATGTACAATGAAAGAGTTGTATTCAAACAAAGAATGTTGAAGGCGAAAGCCGAGTATCAAAAGACTAAAGACCCTAAACTTGTCAAAGAGATTGCAAGGTGCCACAATATTCAATGGTCAAAGAAGATTGCCTTGAACTCAGCTTATGGTGCAGTTGGTAATCAATACTTTAGATACTATGATGTACGACAGGCAAGTGGTATTACAACGGCTGGTCAGTTTATTATTCGTTTCATTGAGAAGAAAGTGAATGAATATCTAAATCAAATACTACAAACAAAAGGTGAAGTAGATTATATTGTTGCGTCTGATACTGATAGTATCTATGTTCGTTTTGGTAAACTAGTAGAGAAAACTTGTGAGGGTAAATCGAGAGAACAGATTATTGATTTTCTTGGTAAGGTCTGTGACAATAAGATTGAACCATATATTGAAAAGTGTTTTGAAGAGTTAGCAGATTATTCTAATGCATTTAAAAATGCCATGGTAATGAAACGAGAAGTAATTGCCAACAAAGGTATATGGGTTGCAAAGAAAAGATATATGTTAAATGTTCTTGATGACGAGGGTGTTAGACTTGCCGAACCTAAACTTAAACTTATGGGTATTGAGGCAGTTAAATCATCTACACCACAAGTTTGTCGTGGTAAGATTAAAGAGGCAATCAAGGTCATCATGGGTAAAGAAGAAACAGATTTACATAAACTTGTTGCAGATTTTAGAAAAGAGTTTATGACATTGCCGGCAGAATCAATTGCCTTTCCTAGAAGTTGTAACAATCTTAAAAAGTATAGAGATAGTGCAAACATCTTTATCAAAGGCACACCAATACATGTGAAAGGTGCATTGGTTTATAACTATCAAATACATAGACTTGGTCTACAAAGTAAATATCCTCTCATACAAGAAGGAGATAAGATTAAGTTTATTAAATTGAAGGCTGCTAATCCATTTAAGTTTGATGTGATTAGTTATATGACAACTCTACCTGAAGAGTTTAAACTACAAGAGTATATCGACTATGATATACAATTTCAAAAGACTTTCCTTGACCCTATGCGTTTCATTCTGGATGCTGTGAATTGGAAAGATGAACCACAAGCAACATTGGAGGCATTCTTTGGATAATCCTGTTAACATAAGCGGACAATTACTAGAGGACAAAGTTGAAGCTTATTGTAGAGAAAATAACATTAGTTATAAAAGAGCCAGGTCTGGCGAACATGCAATAGATTTTATTATTGAAAGTAGTAGAGGTAAAATATTTGCCGATTGTACTAATCAAAATTCAGGTGGTAGTGTAGAAGAAAAATTACCACACAAACTATGGAAATACTTTAAGAAATATCAATATAGAAATGTGTACATTATAAAAGGCGACCATAAAATATCTAAAAGTGTATTAGACCATTGTAATGAAATGGCAAGAGGATATAATTTCGATTTACATTTTGTAAACTATGAACAGTTTACGAATAACTTAACAGCTAAAGAGGAGAGTTTCTTTGGCTGATTTCCCAACCAAAAAATATGGAGTTATATATGCAGACCCTCCGTGGTATTTTAAAACGAGGTCAGATAAAGGAAAGGATAAAAGTCCTGAAAGACACTATCCTTGCATGCCTCTTACTGACATTATTCGGTTACCTGTTGACCGAATTGCTGAGGACAATGCAGTCCTCTTAATGTGGGTTGTTGACCCTATGTTAGACCAGGCGTTTAAAGTTATAGACGCCTGGGGTTTTAAGTACAAGACAGTTGGTTTTACATGGGCAAAAACGAATCGAAAGAAGTTAGGATTTTTTACTGGTTTAGGATACTGGACAAGAGGTAATCCTGAAATGTGTTTACTTGCAACAAAGGGTAGACCGTCAAGAAAGGCCATGGATGTGGCACAATTAGTGGTATCACAAAGAGGTAAACACTCCGAAAAACCACTACTACATAAAGAAATAGAAAGACTTGTGGATGGTCCATACATTGAATTATTTGCAAGAAAAAAACCTTATGATAATTGGGACTATTGGGGTAACGAAGTTTGAGCTTGACATTAGCGATACTTTCTGTTATAATGATACTCTTATTACCAACAATTTTATTATGGATATGGAACAATGAAGACCCTAAGTAGAGAACATGCCTTACATGTGGCTAATATATTCTCAGACTACTTTGATAAGTTTAGTCGTATAGACCAATATATGCGTGACC